GCTATCTCTGCCACTTGCTTCTCTGTTAAACAATGATCAGGATGAAGAAGATCACAACAAGGGATCCTCTTCTCAATCAACTGATTAATGTTTATACGAATCTCATAGTCGTTATAAACCGCCATTAAAAGAACCTACCTTTAGATGCAAAGTTTACGATGGCAAATGATGAACCTATACAAAAAGTCATCAATACGAGTGTTAATACAAATCCTTCAATCATTGTCTGTTTTATGTGTTTACTTCCATAGTATAACACAAACCTGGCCCAGAGTCAACCTATACGGCAATTTTTTATATCCAAAATTTTTTTAAAAGCGAATAATATAGAGCTCTCGATTTTGGTTCGTTGTAGGTTAGGGACTTAAGCGTTTTTATAAACCCCCCATCGCTACGCTATAAAAAAATCAAAACATAAAAAAACCCTGGCAAATAGGTGCCAGGGGTAGCGGGTGCTATATCTTATATAAGGGTGGCATGCTTAGTGTTTATGCTGCCTCTGTTGGTATTGGTTCGGATGCCCTTAGTTTGGGATAGCATGAGATGGCGGCGCTGTGGTTTAGTTGGTTTTAGTTTGGTGTAGGTAATCTGCCTGCCATCTGATAGCGTAAAGGTACGCTGAGCGAGTATATTCCGTGGCATTAGAGCGCAACCTCCATGCCTGAAACGAAATCTTCTTTTAAGTTTTTGTAAGTTAAAAACCATTCAAAGTTACGCTGGATAACACCAGTGCCAGCGCTGAACTCATCTAGTAGAGCATTTAATCTGCTTTTGGTTGTAACTGTCTGCCAACCGCCGTCAAAGAGCACGATAGAATTAGCGTACACTTCGGCGATCTTGTTTCCGTGTAACTTGACTATGCTGCCAAGTCTACCAGTAGCACCACAAGTAAAGGTGCTAACCTCAGTATTACTAGAGCGGAAGTCCTTTCTGCTTCTGATTGCTCTGTTCATGTCTTTTTCAATCTTTCTCATGTGGTGCTCCGTGTGTTTGTTTGTATAGTATTATAATAAACGATTTACTAGGAAAAACAACCTAGCAAATCTATAGAGAATATAAAGATTAATCTTTGTCTGTATATTCTCCGTCAACTACCCTAGTGCCGTTTAGTGCATACCAAACAACCTGAGCATGCCCGAACTGTTGGGCGAGGTCATAACAGATGCCCCATGAATCATCTAATGAAGCGACGGACTCCTTAATGTTAGTGTTAGGAACTTCTACGAAATATTCTGTGATCATAATAAAAAAATGTGAATGTTTAAAAAATGGATATAATGGAAAGGTTAGACCCTATGCAAAGATAGGGTTAGCATACTTACTGCAAGGGTGTGGATCTTCGGGACTGCAACCAAAAGATGCAATAAAGGAATCTAACCCTTTTATTTCATCTGGTGTAAGTGTATCGAAATCTACTGTAGCAATGTGGTCTACACCCCATTCTGCAACCTCGAATACAAATTCCTCCCAGTCGCAACATACATGAGCGACATTCTCGAAATTTGCGTTATCTAGGATTCTCTTAGAGATTGATTCAATTCTGTTCATAAAAAACCTGTGTTTGATTTATATACCTAGTATATACACAAAATTAGGAAAAATCAAGCGTTTACAACAAAATATTAAGGGAAAATGGACGGAAATATAATTGGCACACTATAGGAAAATTTTACCCTTTTCTTAATGTTTCCTACATGTGCCGATTAAGAAATTGGCACAATGCGTCTTAATGTTTCCTACATGTGCCAATTTTCAGATTGTCATATATGGATAATTTACGGCATTTACCTATAATATAAACTGCCGCCTGTCCATGTCGCCTTCTTAGGATCAAGCGCTGCTTCTCTCTCTTTGATAATCCTAAAGTCAAAGCGTACGCCCTTTGCTGGTGCTCGCCATGAAGCAGGTTTAAATACTTCGCCCTTAAAGGATATAAAAGCAGTAACGCTGCCATCGCTATATCCGCCCTCGCTGTTTGGATTCTGTTGTATTACCTTCCAGTATTTTTTGCCTTCGCTTAGTCTGAATTTCATTAAGCGCTCAGTACCATTAGCAATGCCTGCTAATTGCTCTGCGGCGTATGTTCGGCAATCCTCTCTGCCTGATGGTGGATTAATAATGCTGTTTTGGTGCATATTGATTCTATATTGCTTGTAATTCTCAGCAAGTGCTTCGCAATACTGTAGAGCATATGCTTTCATTTTATCTTTAAGCATAAGCATATCTTGCTCAGCGTTAATATCGTTAATGAGTTCAGATAATAGAGGCATAATAGTGTTTTGTTTTTGGATACCCTATTATGGCATTTTTTACGAGCAGGGGCAACAAGTAAATTTAAAATTTTATTTTCTTAATGTTTCCTACATGTGCCAATTCTTAAACTGGCACAAGGGCGCTTGCCCTCTCTTTCTTAATGTTTCCTACATGTGACAATATAAAAAGTGGCATAAGAGCGGGTTGCCATAGTTTGTCAAGCAAATCTTAATTTCTTAATGTTTCCTACATGTGCCGATTAAGGAACTGGCACAGCAGAGGTTGCCAATATTCTTCTTAATGTTTCCTTCATGTGCCAGTAGAGCAAGTGGCACATACTCGATTGCCAAAAGAGTTTTCCACAAGTAGCATGAAATATGTGGAAAAGTATCAAAAGTTTTCCACAGGAGTTTTCCACAGCCCTGTGGATAAGTCTCTGATGCTGTGGATAAAACTTTGTGTGGATTCGGTGTTATTCCGTTGCCATTCGGTACATTGTTCGCCAAGATGGCGGTTCAGAGCGTCTTAAATGAGTCTCTTTATACAAAACAAATATATGTTTTTTTATATATTTTTAAATGTTTTGTAATTAAGTCAATTTATATACAATTACATACAAACAAACACTAAAAAGTATGTAATTAGTTGCTCAAATTGACTACTGATTGCCCCCAGTATTTGAGCAACTTAGGGGCGGTATAAGGACTACTATTGTTTGCTCTGAAGCACTCCTATTTTGGTTTGAATTTGTGTTAATAACGAATAGATATTACCACTTGATTCGAGCGAACTAACACCACGATAATTTCTCAGTTCAGTTAGCACGAGCAACTTCAATAACGATAGTTCCTGTGTAGAGAAATCAGAATAGAATAACGCATCTAAATTGCTCTTAAGGGTCATAACTCTCTGTGTCAAAATCTATTTGAAAATCATCTAGTGGCAAATCTGATACAGAATCACGACTATCCATGCCTTCACTCAACCACGCAACGAATTGTTTAGCACTAAGTTTTTTATTCTTCTTAGGTTTGTGTTTCTGTACCACGATTAATATGCCTCCTCTAAGTTAGCACGAACTGTGGCAATTTCTCCCAGATTCTCAACATATAACGACTTAATTCTCTCTCGGTGTTTATCATCTAGTTCGAGCAAATCCTCCCAGTTCCAGTTACTTGGCGGATTACCTGTATCTTCTACAGTAAAATCTAATGTTACTCTATAACGAGTAACTTTCTGACTTGATTGATAGTGAGAGTCCATAAGAATTGAGGCAGAATGTTTACATTTAATTCTAACATATATTGTCCCTAATTGTCAACAACGACAGATTATTTCTTATCTACGTTGTTATTTAGTGGGGAAATTTTGTCATGTAAAGTGTAGCATAACGAATGATTATGTTAAAAAATTTGGCGCGTTCGCCTCGGAAGGACTCATATAATGAGAGACAAATAAAGACGAGTAGTTGTTAGTTAGTGGACTTATAACAATAAGGGCAAACCATTGATGTACGCCACTAAGTATAATTAAATACTCATCAAAACTGTCATCACATATAAGAAGTCAACGCATGAGGGCGGTTTGGTTCAAAGTTAATTGATTTGATACAAAATTCAAATGTATCACTAATTTTATCAATTAGGTGTTCATCATCATAGGCAAACCAAACACCAAGGGCGGAATCTCGATTTGCAACTTGTTGTTCATAGTCAACTTCATATGATTCCATATTGTTGCCGTCATCATAGTCAAATTCAATTTCTGTGACTATGTAAGATTTTAACTTTGGTTCATTCATTGTTGCATATCCTCCCATAGTTCCTCTGTAAGACGGATTGCCTCTAATTCTGACAATTCTGGTCTTTTTTCGAGGACTTCTTCATATAGTGCCTCAAGTAACAATTCATTTTGTAAACAACTCATTTTTTAATCCTCCTTTAATAAAATTTCTAGTTTAGCATAAGTGGCACCTCTGCCCTCTGCTTTTGTATCATTTTGCATAAGTGTTTGGAAATACCGTAATTCACTTTTTGAAAATGGCGATGTGTATTTTTTCATAATTCTCCTAGTCGTACATTTCAAAATTTGTCATGGCGTCATGTAACGCACTTAACAAGTCCGCAATATCAACTTTGTAATCTGTGAACTCGATTAAGTCAGTAAACTTTCTGACCAACTCATTATACTGTTGGTCATCACATACTGCCCTATCTTCCATGTCAACAGTAATATATCTAAGTTTGTTTTGTAAACCCTTGATTTCTGCGATTGAAGTAGTGTTCATAAAACCTCTGTGTTTGTATATACTAATGATAGTCGATTTAAAACGAAATTCAACAAATTGGTGCCACTTTCATAACTGGCACATCATCTATTGACACACCACACCCAAGTAAGTTAGAAAAGATTACTCGATCTAAAAACTTTTTGTAGTGAGTTGCCCTTGTACTGTTTGTAACATAGGTCAAAAATTCTTCCATTAAGAAATTAGTCTCATTACTGGTAGCATCATCTAAAAAGTCGTTTTGATAAACAACTTCCGCAAATTTCTCGCCATCAACTGTTAGAATAGTTTGCCTTGAGTTAATTGCCTTAACTTCGATACCATTATTCAATTTGAGATACTTTCTCTGATTAAGGGCATCAAGTAGTCTCTTTTGAGTCTTATTGATAAACATTACACTGCCTCCAAATCAGATAAGAAACATTCTACTGTCTGAAATTCATAGTCAGTAATCCAAGTTTTAACAACAGCATAGTCGTTGCCTCTATCCAATATAACGACATCGCCTTGAATGTCATCATGTATTTTTGATTGAACTGTAGTTCCAAGTTTGATTTCTGTAACGTCCTGACCAATTCTCAAAACGTCCTTTTTACATAACTCTTTGTACTCTTGAATAGTCATAAATTTCAAATGTGTTTGTATGTATTAATAATAGTCGAGATATAACGAAAAGCAACTACCCCATGTGACAGTTTAACAACTGGCACACTTCCACTTGATTTTTTTCTCTTCATTGAGAATATCAAAGCATATTTCGCAAAGGCAATCTGCGTGTGGCACGGCGTCTCGCCAATCGTAATCTTCTTCTAATGGTGCGTCCCAATAGAAATAAAGAGAATCATCAGGTAAACCTTCTTTAGGTTTGCTATTGTCATAATCGTGGGAACTATCAAAGTTCCCACACACGTCACAATATGCCATTATTTGACCTCCTTTGCGGCGCAAACTGCATCAAACAAATTGTCAAATGTCTGTGGGTCAAAATCGTCACTCTCATTAAGATAGTCGATAATTTCATCTTGAGAGCACATGATATTGTACAAGTGGTCATATTGACCTTGAGTAAGAGTGATCTGAAGTTTCATTTTGTGTTTGTTTGATCTATAAGTATATTAATTGATAGTGGCAAAAAAGCAACGAGCAGATGTGCCACTAATAAAATTGTCCTAACAAACTGAAAAAACTGTTTTCCAAGTCTTAGAATCCTCTACAACTGACATACGATTATACTTTTCACACATTTCAAGGCAAAGTGATTTTGCTTTCTTTAAACTGTTTGTGTATAAATCGTCAGGAGCATCAGAGCACCCAATAGTGTATTTAAAATGATTTCTAGGGTGATTTGGTTCATTCTTGATACACTCTTGCCCATACGCTACAAGATAATCGAGGGCATTCTCTAATTCTGCAATTTTCTCTTTATTCATCATTATTTGAGTTAGGGAATAGGTTTTCTAAGATTTGTTCGGATAATTGTCTTTGCTCTTTATCCATGAGAACATGATAATACTTGAGTGAATCATAAATCAACTCATATTCTTTTCTGTTCATTAACCTAACCTTTTGTATAAGTGAACCATTTTATCCCCAATAGACTCGATTCTGTCCATAACTGGGATTCCACCAATTAAATCTTCTTCCGCCGCTTCATCATCAGCGTAGCACTTGTATTCTTCAAGAGCAGCGTCTATTGTATCCCATTCTGCCTCAGTAAAGAATGCCTTGATAGTTGCAAGTTGTTCGTAAGAGAAATCTCTTGTTAAAGTCATTTTAAAACCTCTGTGTTTGTATGTACTAATGATAATCGAAATATGGTAAAAAGCAACGAGCGAGTGTGCCAGAGTTTATACTGGCACATCATAGGTTGACTTATTCTTAAGAATATGCCAATACTCATCATAGGATAGAGTTTCTTCTTCCTCTGTATCCATATTCAAAACTATGTCAAATGGGTAGAAAGCATAATACTTAAAATGGTCATCTACATAGTTTTTAATTTGTTGATACTTATTCATCATACATATCCTCTATATCAGGTAAATCAAAGTGAGTAGCGGTATCTGCCCATAGTTCGCTATCCCAACCCGCCATTTCTTCAAATACACTTACTTGCCCAGTATCTTGGCGTATATTCTCAAAGTCAATATGTGTTTGCTCTGAGATAATCTCTCTCATTTGATCGGGCGTCAAGTTGTTTACATAGTCATCAACAAAACGTCTAACAACTTTGTCATATTCTCTCATTTCGAGTATGTTTGCCATAATTTTAAATCCTCTGTGTTTGTAGTTTCATTCTAGTCGGTAATGGCACAAAAGCAACCAGCAGATGTGCCAATATTTTAACTGTCACACTCTTCGATAACTTCTTGAATAGTGTCTGTAAAATGCTCATCAAAGTATTCTTCGATCTCTACCATAGCATCATTGAATGTCAAGTCATCTATCCATCTTTGCATATCATCAGTAACATAGATGACCAAATCTTTCATTGACATATTATCAACAATTCGATCAACATAATACTCTTTAAGAGCAGCAAACTGTTTGTCTGTTAATTGTGTTTTGTTCATGGCAATTAAAAAGTATGATTAATGTCAAATGTGGCATCAGGTGTGTCAAATTCTTCACACTTGAGAGTTGACATGGCACAAATCATGTGCCAGACTTTCTCGCCTGATAATTTATTTTCATCACATATATGAGCAACTGAATCCTCGATCACTTCGAGGACTTTTGTTGCTTCTTTGTAGAATTGTTCGTACTGTTCGTTATTCATAATAGAATACTGCCTCCATAAAGATTTTTGTCATAACCATACTTCAATACAAGTATGTCTCTTACTCTCTCTCTATCGAGTGAGTCGCCGTCGCCCCAAGTGAAATGGTCATCATTACGAGCAGTAATTTCATGCAAGTAATCATAGATTGCTCCCAAGATGTCAACTTTAGAAACTCTCTTGCCTGTTTTCATGTGGTTCATAGGATACAAAACGTCATCTACATCGCCGTAGAAATCATTGACGTAATCAGTAAACTCAACTAACATATCATTGAGTTTAGTTGTTGAATGACCTGAGTTCATAAAACCTCTGTGTTTGTTATGTACTAATATTAGTCGATATTGGCACAAAAGCAACGAGCAAGTGTGCCAGTATTTCAACTGTCCTTATTCCTGTGGATATTGTCCATATTGAGCGGACTATCAAAATATGCTCTGTTTACAAAATACAATAGAACTAATGTAAACATAATTCCAAAGAATCCAATAATCAATATTGGACTTTGGGGAAAATCGTAAGTTGGAATTGTCATTCTACCAATCTCCATTTGCGTCAGCATAGCAATCTTCATTCCAATGTTCGTATGGTTTTATAACACCAACATGGCGCATGATGCCATCATAAATTTCCATGCCTGACCTTGACATTCTGCCGCATGAATAATCCCAACCTAGTTCGCCAAGTTGGTCAACTATAAATTTGAGTGATACTTTTTTCATTAATCTGCCTCCAAAGAAAATGTGATTTGAAATTGATGTGTAAAGTCCTGATAATCAGTAACTACAAGTGGGCATTTGTCTAACCACTCTTGAAATTGTTGGTAGCGTTGTTCTAAAACCCGCTCCCTCT